GTTATACTCGCCCGATGCCATCCTTTGACTTTCGGCATTGCTATGTACCATAGAGCCTTGTGGAAGGTCGACCAGTTCCGGCCCCCGCTCGCCGACCCATGTCAGACCGGATGCAGAACCACCGGAAGCGCGACCGGGAGCTGCGCCAACCGCGCGCCGTCCGTAATCATCGGTATAGCGGGTTACAACATCAACATAAACGGTTTTATCAGACAAACCATCAACGGATTTCTTTATTTCACCTACTTTTTCTGTCACTCCGGCAGCGGCGGACGCGGTCTTATCCATCGATTTTGCCATATCCACAGATGCTTGATCCCAGTATCCGGCGGTTATACCTGCCTGTAATGCCATTTCGTATTCTGCATCGGTAAAGCCTTCAGCGCCGCCTTTTAGTTTATCAAGGTACAACTCGAATACGCGAGCGCTGGCAATACGTTGATGTTCTGTTTCAAGTTCAGTTATCGCCCGTTTATTATCGTCAATCTTTTCGGTAACCTCTTGTACTTTCTCGCTTTGCGGAGACCAACCTTGAGCAGTCAGGGTATTCAAATCGCCTAATAGTTCATTCCCTTTTGTCTGCAACTTCCCCATAGATTCGGTATAGCTTTCATTGTCCTTCTGGATGCTCTTGATAAGTCCAACCATGCCCGTGTTGTAATCGGTGATGGTCTTATTCAGTGCAGCAACTTCTTCTTCAGACAGGATAGCTTCTTCTCCGATTGTAGCAATGGCGCGTCCCATAGCAATATAGTTATTCGATGCGTTTTCAGCGACTTGCGCATTATTGACCATTGCATCGGCATGGTCTTTTGATAGCATCATGCCATCTTCCCATCGGTTGCCCAGCCAGTCTACGGTTCCCCCGGCTTCTTTCAGCCGGTCATTGTATCTATTGGTTGCTTCTGTGTTTTCGGTGATCTTGTTGTATGTCTCGGTAAGAAGGTTATTCCAATCACGCTGAATGGGGAGCATTTTTGCACCGATAGCCTCTTGCATATTCTCATACGCATTAGCTGCCTTTTCAGCGCCGTTGGATGCTTTCTCCATAGCTTCAGCCGTGCCGCCCACCTGCTTTTCAACTTCATCAAGGATAATCCCTTGCGCTTTGGCAATCTGGTTTGTCTTGACGAAGTTCTCAATCATATTCTTTTGTGTTTTCGAGAATGTTACGCCGGAACGCGACAAAGCAGTCACGCCCTTGATAGGATCATTCAATGCCTTACCAAGTTGCAATGATGCACTGTTCAAATCCCCAAACGTGGTCTGTAAATCAAGAGCCGCTTTTATAGCTCTCGGGAACTCTTCACCTCCAACGTTCCTGAATGTCAGCATCATGGATTCGGCTGATGTAATTAGTTCATCATCTACGCCGGTCAGGTCTGACAGTTCTGTTGCCAGATTTTGAACCTCAGATGAAGTCATGCCAGCGGCGTATCCCGTAGCCTTCAGGATAGCTTCATTCTTTGCCAGTTCAACGGCAGATAGATTAGCCGCCACGCCGCATTCACCAAAGAATTGAGCCGCCTTTGCAATAGCAGCCGTAGCCAGCCCAATACCAATTCCTGCCCCCATTGAAACTCCGGTGATCTGTTGGAAAGCGTTTCCCATTGCCTTCATTGGCCCGGACGTGGTCTTTGTTGCCTTACCTCCGAAATCGTCCGCCTTCTTCCCAGCCGAATCTAACCCCTTATTGTAATCAGTGGATTCAAGAATTAGTTTAGCTGAAATTGTCGCGGCTGTTGTCATTTGAAAGCTCCAAAGAATCGCTCTGCTGATTTCAAGATAAATGATTTACGTTCTTCCGGTTCCATCCGGTCGAGGTGATTTTCTTTCGATAATTCCATCAATCTATCTGTTACGGCTTTTACCATATCCCGGATAAAGAAATCTATCGACTTCCTGTCCTTCCTCTCAACGGTCATATCGTAAGTGATAGCCTGAATTGCAGCCGTCCGATATTCCCGATCTTCCCAGCCCCACGGTTCGATAAGATACATCAGTTGCCAGTCCTTATATTCCGGGTATGGTAATGAGCGAATTTCACCGCGAGACTTTGAGAGAGCCAACCCCAAACGATGTTCAAAGAGCCGTTCAGGGTCGGCTATTAGTTTTTTATATCTTCAGCCAGCGCCTCTTCAGGGGTGATTTCGCCTTTAGCCACTCTGTCATCAGTTTTCATGCCTGAGAACTCAATGATCTGTTCTGCAATCCAACCGACAGCCTCACCAGCTTTTTTGTTGATAGCTTCTTCATCGGCATTGGTGAAAAGCAACTTACCCGTTTCATCACAAACGCTCTTGATACACAACCAGGCATCATGTCCATAAATATTCAATGAACTGATTTCTTGCTGTTTCTGCCCGAGTTGCTTCATGCGGGTATCGGCAAACTGACGCTTGAGATAAGCGTCCTGTTGTCCCCGGTTCAGTTGTTTGATAAACAATTTCTTGCCAGACCAAACCGGGATAGTATCAGGGACGGTTATTTCCTTGATCGTAATATCATCAACGGCTAAGAAATCCTCACGGGTCAAACTCATGACTGGGTCACTTTCCCTGAAATTGTTACGGTAAATTCCAGTGTACCTTGAGCGTCCAATGGCGCTCCACCTTTTACAGCGGACACAAAACCGGCAAACGAGAACGTAGCAATCGAACTCGGTAAAATGATCTTCCAGTTCGACAATGTATTGACATTGAACTTTGCCATGATGCCGGTTGTTTCATCCTGAGTAACGTTGTTCGGTAGCCAGTTGGCTTTGATTGCCAGCGAACCGGCATCGCGTAACCCGCCCATTTTCTCGCGGTATCCATCAGACGAGTTGTGACTGGTAATATCAATCACATCCCGGTTCATGTCAAAAGCGGTCAGGTCGGTAATTTCGGCAATCGCGGTGAATGCTTCTGACGTTGCACCGTCGCCGAGTTGTAAGGCACTTCCATAAGCCCAAAATGCAGATGAAGCCATAATTATTCTCCTTTAGTTAGGATACCCGGCGGGTAAACGTAGTACAGCAACTTTGAGATCAGCATCAGATACGGTGAATTTAATCGTGCCAGCAGTAGAACGCCAGCCCTGAGATGTTGTCAATCCACACGTGAACATTGCGAATTCACCAATACCGATAGAGTAATCTGTGATCGTTCCGAGCCGGTTCTTTTCATCAACATTTGATGTGATGGTTACGGTTACAGCCCCGGCATCGGAATTCTGGAAAAATAACAATTCCCGCCCGGTGCATACGAAAGTATTTCCATCGGTAATCGTGCCAGCGGTAACAGTAAAATGTGCAAGCGTAGGCCCGTAAGTTGCAAAGGGGCCGAGCATTGTTTGTACAGTCAAAGCGGTGGGATCAGCCATTTATCATTCTCCTTAGTTTGGGAATCCAGCGGGCAAGCGCACGACAGCGCAGGTCAATTCAGCACTAGATGGGGTGAGCTTTATCAGACCGGCTGAATCTCTATACCCGGGCGATGTAGTCAGTCCAACCCCAAAGGCTCCAAGCAGACCGGCGGCTATGGAATAGTCTGTAATGTTCTCTTGTCGTCCCTGCGCATCATCTGTGCTGGTAATGGTCAGGGTGTTTGTCCCTGTACCGTTCTTGATAAGGATCACCTCCCTTCCTGTGCAAACAAATGTATCGCCTTCGGTTACGGTCAATGCGGTAAACGTGATATCTGCTGAACTAGCCGTAAGCGGTGTAACCGGAAACGGGCTAATCAACTGCTGAACGGTAATAACGGTAGCTGCCATATCTTTACTCCTTTGTTAGTTTTTCAAGTAACCCGTTCCGGTCATTTTCTGGAACGTGGGTTAATACATGTAAAATCATTTCGTCTTTATCCGGGTCGCAATGTCCGCAGGTTTCACATTGGAAAGTAGGAAGAATGCCCGACCAAAGAACGGGTTTGAAGAGTGGTTTTTCTTTCTTGTCCACCAGGATAAATGTTTCAACCGGATCAATTTCAGCAAATACCGTGCCTTTTGGAACTAATCCGCCTTCATGTTTTTTAGTCATTCGTCATCACCTCGATTTCTAAGATGCGCTGAAAGTTACGATCTTCTGACATCCACTCTTGCGATACTCTACGAGCTTTGACCATGCCTGCGTTTATGGTGCTGCCTATCATGCCCTTGTAGCCGTCAAATGCAAAGCGGATAAGTTCAGAGTTGGCATTGGCGTTCGATTCGTCATCATCAAATACATCCACTTGCACCAATACGACACGCCCCGAGTTACCAATATGGGAATAGATATTATCCGTTGTGATCTCTCGCATACGTGCGTATGGAAATACCTGAGACGCGCCACCTGGTACATCGGCTATCTTGTTCCCATAAATGCGGGTAGAGAATGCCGCCTTGACTGTGGCATTATTCATACAGTGCGCAATGATAGCGGGTATTATTTCGGCCATCGTTGCACCAATAATTGACCAAAAGTAGTACCGATTGCACGAATTACTTTATCGAAATCCTGTTGTGCAGTTGGTCTTACAAATGGTTGTGCTTTCATGCCGCGGGTAAAATGCCAGTTACCGTCAGTGTCTTTATAGCTCCATCCGCCTTTGCGACCATCTCCTTTTTCGGCTTTTTCGCCCGTGCCATATTCCAGCCATGGGGCATAAGTCGTTTCAGGCCCTACTTCATCAATAACCCGATTATCGGTTTTTTCTACGATATGGGACTGCACACTATTAGCAGTTGCGGCGGTATCTTTTCTGACGCGCATTTTCATGCCATTTGACAATACAGCCGCGCCCGATCCTTCGATGTTCAGCAGGTCAGCACCTTTGAAGTCAATAGCTTTCAGGGCTTTTTCAAGCTGGCTGGTATCAACGGTAATCATAATGCTACCTTCTTCAGCGCACACAAATAGCCTAATGCCGCCCGGTCGTCAATGCCTACAATTTCAAGGATTACCTCTGGGAGTGGTTCGCCCCCATACCGTGTGGTAATTTCTATCCGGTTCCCTTTTGTTGGTTTCGGACTGGTAAAACGTATTTCGGCTTCGACGATCCCAAGATCGCCATAACTACGCCATTGTTCTTTAGACGACAGTTCGTGATAACTGCACTCGATAGCCGTTTCAGTTGTGGTTACTACGGGGTTGTTGAATTCATCCACCGCTCCTGTGGCAACATCGACTAAAAGCAAAGCGGTATCACCGTAGAAATATCCTTCAGTTCTACGGTTGATCTGTGAAGTAAGCCGGGCATTCGCAAGAATAGGCATTACGGCGCTCCGTCCTGCGTGCCAACGGTCATATAACTGTCCGGTCTAAACGGTAAGGTTACAGAGCTTGTCATAGTCGCGCCACTCACAGATATACCGAATTCCTGAGCCTTTGTTTTCAGTAGAGCCTCATAACCTTTACGTGCCTCACCATTGGAAACGGATAACCAATCTTTTTTGAAATCCGGCTGTGACAACTGAGTAATGATGTATTGAATACACCGGATTACCGCCGTACCAACGCCTGACAGTGTCACAAAGTAATTAATCGTCTCGTCTTCCAGGTAGTGACCGGCGTCTGAGTTATCCCCAACATGAAATCTAGTCAAGGAAATATCATCGGTCAATGCAGGATTAAACGTGTATGTCATTGAAACTCTCCTTCCATTCTCGTATGTAATCATGGATAGGAATTAATTTCTTGTGAGGGCATTCGCCATAATAACCTTTTGCTTGATTGCAATTATGGCAAAGTATTTGAAAACTATCAGGGAATCCATTATCTATAATCCAACGGTACATATTTCCTGAGCCAATTTCTTTTCTATGCTTTCTACCTCCTCCATTGATATGGTCTATAGACAAGAATTCCGGGGTGCTTTCCCCGCAACATGCACAACGATTGCCGTAGTGAGCCATAACTTCTGAACGCTTTTCTGCCCATTTGCTGCGCGATTTTGCTAATATTTCATCGCGATGTTGCTCGTGGTGGACTTTGGAACGCTCTGAAATCCGGTCACGATTTTTAATATAATAGGCTTTTGCGTACTCACGATGTGCAATGTTGTATTCATGCCGTTGCTCTTTTGTTATAGTCACGGTTATTCCCTCGTGAGCGTATAGGATGCGGCCAGCGTACCGGTTGGAGTACCGTCATTGTTTGACCCGCCCTGAGTGAATTTCATAAAATCTATGCCGTTTACATTGAAGGTGATATACGCCGTCTTTGAACCGGTCAAGGTCAAGGTTGTTGCTGTGACTGTGAACGCGCCGCCTGTTGCTGATGTAATCGCATAGGGATAAGCAGTCCCGCTGGTTGTTCTCAAAACTGATGGGGTTATCAATAATCCCGTTTCATCACCCTTTGTATAGGTGAAAAACAGGGTCAGATAGTTGTACCCTTCACACCCAATTTCAGCACCGACTAATGTCTGGGTGGTCTTTGCGATTGTAGTAGCAGCCTGAAGGATTCCAGTAGCACTCATTAGTTCCCTGCCTTTGCAGCCGCCCGGCGTTCCCGTGCTTTGCGTGCGTTTTCGGCTTTCTTAGCTTCAGTTTGATCTGTTTCAGCGCCTTCATCTTCAATGGTATTTTGATCTTCAACGAGTTCGACATTCCCGGTAATTCCCTCGAAATATTTGTCGGGAACAATTTCCTTGATCTCTTCTAGCTTAAACTCTTCACCGATAGCTTCATCATCAATTCCTACTACCGGTTCGAATATGCCATTTTCGTTTTTTATTTCTAAAACTACCTCAGCCTCTCCAATATCACCAGCCTTGACCATTTCAGCCAGATTGCCAAACACGCCGTCTGGAACAATCATACCAGCCGCGTAATTCTTCCCAGTCATGGTAGATACATTTCGTAGGAATTTATACATAACTACTTCCTTTCAAGTAAGGGGCGGGTTATTCGCCCGCCCCTGAGTATTAACTTGCGTTTACAGCGGCAAAATCATTTTTCCAGTAGTTTCCAATCCAGCGGGTTTCTCCAAGATTGGACAAAACATTCGATTTTGTTGCTGAGATATAGTTTCCTGCGTAAACTGCAAATCCGGCGGTAGCTATATCATTGACTCCCAGAGCAAGAGTGCGCTGGCCGCCATGAATGACATTGCTTTTGAAAACTGTATTATCGCCATTCACAGTAGCGGCGATGTGAACTCCAGCGGTTTCCGCGCGTATCTGGTTATTCTCGATCTTGCAGGAATTGAGGTGAGTACCACCCGCCCAAATGCCGTGCATGTGCCACGAATCGTTAGCGCCAATCCAGTTATTGTCGTGGATGTACAGGCCTCCTGCGGCTCCGGTAAACCGGATACCGCCGTCAGTGTGGACAGTGGCAAGGGTAGGATCAGCAGCCTTGAGCGCGCAAAATGCAATTTCAGACCTGAACAGGTTTACAAAATCAAGCGCCCAAGAGTTGCCGCTTGAAATGAATTGAAGATTTAACAATCTCAATCCACGCGCAGAACCAGCCGCGCCGTCCAGATCAGCAGTAGCGCCGTCCCCGATACATGGGATTCCAGCGCCATCGCCAAAGGCAAACGAACCAACTCCAATAACATCGCAGTAGTTCGGGAATGCCGTCAATGCCGTATAAGGCGTTCCGGTTCCCTGAACATAGATGATATTCCGGATGTATTCATTAGTTGCCAACGCAGGAAGTTGTCTGTACGCTTCAGCAGCCGTAATAGCCTGCGAAACTTCGGCAAAGGCAGTAGACCAGGTAAGTCCATCGTTACTAGACGAACCCGTGATGTTGTTGACGAAATAAACCTTGCCAGGATAATCAGCAGGATATCCGCCGGCTCCCATTACAGGCCAGCCACCATTTTGAAACACAGCGTCTCCAAATGTAGTCATATCATGCTCCTTTTAGGTTACGTTTTGACCATAAATCCAGCGGAAATCGTCCCAGCCGAATGAGTACCGCATGTAGCCGCGATATTTAGCAACAAGATTAAAGTCGCTGGTGGGATCCATGCTGATTTCAGGATTTACCCGGTTGAACCATAGAGCGTGCATTTTAGCCTGAGCACTGTCGATCATAAACCAGTTATTCGCATCGGTCAGGTAAGGATCGACTACAACTCGCAAATTTTGGCTTTGCAGGAAGTTGGCATCATTGTCAGCGCCGCCCGGTTTCCCGAGTGCATTGGTGATCTCAAATGCCTTTGCCTGTAAAGCAGTAGGAACGTACAGGACATTATAGATCGAAGGCATCGGATAACCGCGATCATCGTTCATGTCAGCACCGGCGAGCAGGGTAGCTACAACGGCGGCATAAGACAGGGCAGTCGTACCAAGATTGCTGATAGCGGTAGCGTCTGCTTTGTTGGTGGGATGTGAAGCCGAGCAGAGATAAACGCTGTCCGGGCCAGTTACGGTGGCAAAGGCATTGTTCAAAATACCTGAAGCATGGACAGCGCGGGTTGTACCGAATGTGTGTCCCAAAGACTGAGCTTTGCGGATGATCTGGCCGGTACGATTGTCGTCAATCAGCTTGCGCTCGATAGCAACGCCCTTAGCATATTCTTTGTGGGTGAACGTGGCTTCAAACAGCGGATTGAAAGTGTCATATGAAATCGCGCCGGGAGCGCCTTCAGCGGTCGCGGAGTTGTATTCAGGAACAAGGCCAAAAGTACCAACGCCCTGAGAATACTCTACTGAGGACTGCGAAGATTCAACGCCCAAGAGGGACATCAACGGACTGGCTACCGCGTTCATACTCTGATCCCATTCCTTACGGATTATGGGGAGGACGAATTTAGGCCATTGTTCTGAAATCATAGGTGTAGTCATAATTTATTTTCCTTATCCAATAATCGCGCCGATTGACGGCACACAGTAAACAGTAAGACCGGAATCCTCAGTGCGTAAAACTCCGAGGCATCCATCAGTAGTATCAGCAACATCAAGCGAACCGTCAGAGTTGAAATCACCGAGTACGCCATTGAAGCCGGATAATGTAGAAGCGTCAGCATCAGCTGTGCCCTTGATTACATCGCCGGGGCGTAAGACCATAACTTTGATAGGATCAGCGGCGGTTGCGGCGGCGGTTGTGGCTTCCATAGCCAGTCCGAACAACTTTGTAACCGAGGCAGTCGCTTCATCCAATTGACCGGATGTGATAATCAGGGCGGTTCCGATCTTGGTTTCAAGGCTGGTTGATGCTTCCATTGTCGCCACTTTGGGCACGTCAGTCATCCCAAAGATATTTTCCACGTAAGACCAGGTATAAGTAGGTGCGGCCATAGTTTATTATCCTATGATAGCCCCGACGCAGACGACACAATAAACCGTCAAGCCGGAATCTTCAGTACGAAGAACAGACAACCCGCCACCGGTAGTATCAGTTGGATCAAAGCGGCCGTCAACGTCAAGATCGAATGTTTTAGCCGTAAACCCTGAATAAGCGGCGGCGGTTGAAACAGCCGTACCCTTGATAACCATGCCGGGAGCTAGAATAGCGACTTTCACCGGGTCGGCTTCAGTAGGCGAAGCGTCAATATCTTGGGCGGCAATACCGAAAATATACTGCCCGGTTCCGTCGGTTGTAGCGACAATAAGACCGCTCACCATTGATACAAGGTTGCCCTTTTTCAAAAGTGAAGCGGCGGTCAATCCAAATGTCCCGATCACGGGAACGCGATTGCCGAAAAGGTCAGAATCAAACGACCATTTATAAGTTGGAGCTGCGGTCATAATTTATTCTCCTCAAACGTGAAAACGATTATTCCCCGTTATTCGTGTTTTACATGCCACGGCATGAGGAGGGATATTATTATTTATTTCAGGCTATATTTTCCTTGCGCTATTTACGAGTGCGGCTCGATGGAAAATATATATTATTTTCAAACTTCATTGTAATGCCTATTTGCGAATTGTCAATAGCAAATGACAAATGATTAATGTCATATCGGATTAGTTACATTTGCCTATTGCGTATCCTATCGTTTGGATGTATTATATATATAACAAACAAGGAGAACGAAATGACAGCACTCGACTTAGTAAAGTCTGAAATTCGGAAAATGACAGTAAACGATATCAAATTATGCGTAGTTCAAATGGGCGGCGGGCATTTGGCGAATGAAGAAGCTAGATTAGTCCGCGCGGCCATGATTGATGTTTACAGCGAAAAGACATCGCCAGAAGACGCTGAAAAGCTCATGGATTTTGTAGGACTATAAATTATGGTATATGCAAAATTGGCGTATATCGGCGTTTTAATAATTATAGTGGCCTTGTTTTATCTTCATAACCGAAGAAAGCACGGAGCAGAAGAAGTTCCCGCGTTTTTATATGGAGTGATGGTTGGATACTTGATTGCAGTGTGCATGAGAATACTTGGAAAGATTCCTTGAAAGGACGAAACATGAATCTCTCATTGAATGAAGTACAAAATATTTTACAAAGCGAAATAATCTGGCATCTTGACCACCCAGATAAAGAATTGACTAAAGAGCAGCAGAACGGTTTTTTAGCTGGCATAAAGCACTCACAAACAATCATCCGACTCGCGGAAGAAAAAATACGCAATACTGCATATGACGAATACCCAGAAGAAGCATTAGCCGACGCCCTTCGTAAAGATATAAGACAAATCTCGTCCAGTCGCCTAGTTTTGATAAAGGCGCTTGTCGATATTCGCAAATATATTGAATGGGACGATAAAGGCGGCGTTGTATGGAATATGGCGCAAAACGCACTAACAACCGCGGTTGCCGATATTCCGATGTTCGCATGCTTGGACAAAAAAGAAAGCGATCCTTGTGAAGAGTTTGAATTTGGTGATGGTTTTTCTGCGGAGGATCAAGAATGACAAAGAAGCTCGATTCGCATTGGTGGACAATTTGTTTTGACCATAATTGGTGTTCTTGTGATGCGTGTAAGTCGTGGTTTTGGCTTGAGGATGTCAAGCGCAAGAATAAATGCCCTCACTGCAAAACTGACAATCGGTTATGCGGAGGCAAGCAGGGAGCAACGACCTTCGAGTTTTATCCATATAAGCCTAAAAATCCTATTGCAGGCGTTGACTTAGGAATAACATCATGAAATCATGCCCTAACTGCGAGAATATCGGCTGGTATATCATCACTAATTCAAGAGGTGAACCAGAACAAGAGAAATGTGAGTTTTGCTACACCGAGCCCGATAGCGTATTCAACGTCGTGAATGATCTCAATAAAACAATTAGCCAGTTGCAAGAAGAAAACGCGCGCCTGAGTAAAATATACAGGGAAGAGTTGACTGAGTTACAAAACACACATAAAGAACTCAACACATTGAAATCAGCCGCCGGTATTCTTGGCTCTGTGAAATCCGACCGCAAAGCAGAGAGTAGCCGGGCGAATGGCAGGCTAGGCGGACGCCCAAAGAGCAAATGACAAAATAAGACGCCTGCGGTATAGGTTGCAGGCGTCTTAGTCATCACGGTGTCGCCGTCCGCTTAAAGCAAGGCGACCCGTGCATAACTACTATTTGAATTTTGCATATTCTTCAGGGGTCATGTGGTATTGCTTTGCGGTTGCTAATTCTTCCGGCGTGAGTGATTTTACATCCACCCCGCTATCCGCGCCATGTCTGCCCGCACCTACATCAATCGCGGCAGGCGCTTTCAGGATCGCGGCATTCTTGGCAAGCCAGTTCAATTTTTGTTGAGTTGACAATTCATCAGGGATAAGTCCGCGCTTGTCCTCTGGCAGTTCGGCAACCTGTGCGGTCAGCACTTCAACCAGGGTCTTTTCCATCGCGTCAACTTTCGCGGCTTTCGGCTGTAAATCAGCCAGTTCTTTACCGCGCGTCTCTGCAAGTTTCTGGTATTCCTGCTGTTCAATCAGGCGCTTTTCAGTCTCAATCTTTTGGTCGGCTTCAATCTTTGCCAGCCGCTCTTCTGCTTTGCGCTTTGCCTCATTGACTTCATCAAAGCGCGATTTCGGGATCATGTGCTCATTGTCGCCTTTGTTCTTGTTCTCTTCCGCCTGTTTAGTTTCATCGGCGGCGGTCTTTGCGGCGGCAGCCGCGATTTCTTCAGGTGTTGGCATATATTGTCCTTTTCTCGAGTTTTACGTGTTCGCCACGAAAGGATAGGATACGATTAGTATAGCACAAACTAACTAATCTTTTTCATCGTACCCGGAACGACTTCAATTTTACCGGATACTTCGGTTTCGTCATTGACTAAAACGGGATAGCCCAAGTGCGTTATCCCGACAAATGAATATGTTTCAATACCTTTTTTTAATCTGAAAAGGCGGTATATAAATCCGAGTATGCCCGGCTTATTGACAGTCATTCTAAAGGTTCGCTCTTCATTGTACGGTAACGGATTCGAGTGAATATTAGGCGTAAACTCGCATTCAAACGAAATGCTATCATATGGTGTATACATCATCCATTTTGCATCATCAGTCAAGTAGCCCGGCAAATCGGCTTGTCGAGTAGCGTTTATAACAATATCTGGGTTGTGAATTGCCAGCCCACTTCCATTGGTTACGGGTGTATCCTCCTTGATCGTCACGTCATAAGACCAGAACTTTGTATCCGCTGGTTTTATAAAATATTGTCGCCCGTGCCAGAAATTACTCAAGAACAATTCGGCTTCAACAAATTCGCCCCAGTTTGTGAGAATATGTAATTTACGGCCTTCCTTTGGCAACTTCTCATCAACGGTATAGAATTCACCGGATAGGGTTAGGATTGTTTTCATTTGTCCTCTTTAGGATTATATTTAACATAAACCTTTGCATCTTCAATATCTTTCCATTTCTAGCTAATCGTACTATTTTATCTAGTTGCTTCTTTGTATATCTCATTTCATCCCCCAAACCATAAGCGGCCAACCGCTACAACCATCATAGCCCCCATAATAATTACCAAAACAGCCATGCAATAGACCAAATACAACATAATATTATTACGTTTTCGTCTCATTTTAGGTCTCCTTTGCATAAAGTATACTACGCGATTGTATAGAATGCTACCTCTTCTTTTGTTTTTTCTTTGAAACGTTGATAGCAATTGCAATAGCCTGTTCATGCGATTTACCCTCTTTTTCAAGAGTGGATATATTCTTACCAATGTTCTTCTTTCCTTTTTTGAGTGGCATGGCTAATCCTCCTGATTTCTTGAATAGAAGTCCTTTCCTGCATCGCCTAACGCACCGATAAGCGATTTCTCGATAGGCATCGTACCAAAAACGTCATCGTTATGAGTTCCCACAAATTCCGATAAAGGATGTCCTGCCTGAAATGCCCGGAACTTAGCCGGGGATTGTGCAAATGAACGTTGTTGAGCTTGACGTTCAGGGGATAGGCTGTTGAACCAATCCGTGCCATTTTGCCACGGCACGAAATTCCTATGTCCCGGTGTGCTATCCGCCTGCATAAACTTCGGTAATTCCATTCCGGGCGTCATGTATATTTCACTGCAAAATCCATTATAATGGTCGTCTAATCTTTCGCCCTTTTCTAATCTTGTTCCATGCAATGACACGCACGCTAAACACGACGCGGGCATTAACGCGCTCACTCTTATCTTATATTCAATAAAGCCACCATTCAACATTTCCATAGCCAGTGCACTTTCCCGATAACTTGTCAATTGCAACGTCCTGGTCAAGTTCTCCGCGGCGTATTTCGGCATGGTCTGTACTAATTTCCTTAGTTTCCCGGCGGTGTATTTCGGCCCCCAGCCCGATTCAATTCCATCCAGTACAGTTTTCTTGATAAGGTCTGAATAACCTTCGCCCCACTTCGCCATGCGTGCGTTCCATGCGGCTGTTTCTGTGTACTTCTTAGCAAAATCCAGGGTACGTGGTGCTGTCCAATCTACCCCGAGCCTATCTAATGCCTTGATGTACCCTGCCAACTTGCCAGGCATTACCGGATTACCAGTTGTCTTTGTCAACTGCGAGAATATTTTAGCCGTGACAGCCACAGGCGCGATGATCTGACCGCTCTCTTCAATGGCTAATGAGTTGTCATCAATCAGATTTGCCGTAGCGATGAACGCGGCTGCCAGTAATCGCAGCACCTTTTCAAGATAGGCGTTGTCACGGGTCAGCATCTCTCCGGCTTCATCAAGGCGTGATACTTCATCGTCAAGATCGCGTAATGCCCGTTGGATTTCGGATGTTTGCGCATTAGTTAGCTTGTCAATCTTTGCCAGCATTTTAGACGCAGATTTCAAGTAACCAATGTCAAGGGCAGAATTTACGGACTGGTTTATATCTGTCATTCCTCAACTGGTTTCTCGGGTGTGTTTTTCAGCATCGCATCAATCACGCCCTGTACTGTTTCATCCCCACCTTGCGGTGGAGTGCCATTCGCGCCGGTCGTCTCAGCCGCTTCTTCATCGGCCTGTTCCGTTGCCGCTTCAATTTCATCTGCAATATCAGTCTTTGACATGCCCAATAACTGCCCGATTTTATTCTGGTAGAAACTATCAGCCCACAATCCGGGAGCATCTTTGCGCATGGAAACAAGTGTTTTCAATTGAGCATCAACGTCCAATAGTTCAGGCGATTTCCAAATGACGGCGACCGATTTTATTTCAGGCGTGTTCAGTCCCGGCTTGAATACCCGCTCCATCTTTGCGGTAAGCATAATCAGTTCTTTGATAGCATCGGTGTTCTGTCGCTGAAATCTCTGTACCTTACCGATCAAACCGATCTCTAATTGTTTGAGAGCATCGCCGGAAATAGTACCCTGTGCTGTAATGCCATAGATAGGCGTTTGCGTAGCCTGACTGATTTCCTTGACGACCTTTTCGATCTGGTTTGTGTATTGTGAAATATCAGACGAATCGAACTGACCGACTTTGCAGGCTTTCAGGAATTCTATCTGCTCTAGTGTAGGGTCGACTGCTACGCCGCCCTTTTTCATCACCAGGTTTATAATCGCGCCCGGCTGAATTCCGGCGCTGCTGATCTCCATACCAATCGACCAGTTGACCCGGAAGGCGGCAAATTCAGAAGCCATGACCATAGAATAAACTGTCCGATTGAGCACGTCCTGCAAGGGGATTGCCACCCGGATTTCGCTATCGCCGTAGCGGGTGTAATTATCCCGCTGGTTGGCAAATGACACGAAAGGCATCTGCCCTTGTAATTCAGTAGGCCATGACTTTTCTTCACCGTTCGCTTCTACCTGTTGCCCGGCTTCCGTGCCTTTCCAGTAACTTATTTTATTCGGTTGGTAAACGATCAGATAGACAACCTTATTCTGTGTGCTCGAATCGTCATTATCCTGAGTATCACTCTCAGTCCACAGCTTGCACGCCCAGACAGGTTTGCGGGTCATCTGATTATAGATCGCAACCATGCCGGAATAACCATCAAAGGCAGGCTCGGATGACCATAACAGCGTTTCAGGATCAACCATGACAAACGCATCGCCATCTCGGATAGCGCCGCGCCACCACATACCCTCGGCTGCTTGAAAGTCCTGACGATCCAACATGGGCGCTAACCACTTTTCGTCTATCTGTGTACTGTCTGTTTTGATACCTTCAGCAGAAACGCGACCTGCCATTTTGTCAATTACAATCCGGCAATAGTTATCATTAAAGTCATTCAACCCGGCATCATCTGTACGCAGGCGTAGCATTGCCCGCATTTGGTCAGTCATATCTGCCCGGTGATCTCCCCTTTCGTAGTCACGGTACAGTTTTACCCTTGCACCTCTTTGAGTTATGGATGATTTCCATGAATTGCCTCCGTCAATTGAGGCGTACAGTTTAGGGTCTGTTTGTAGCAGGGCATCAGCAATAAGTCCTGAATTTGACATTATGATCTCCTTACCGGTTTAGGCACTGAATGGTGATTGATCGTTCATCGGTACGACCCTGGTTTGTTGTTATCAGGCAGGCTACGGTGTATTTAGTTCCCGCCGTGCCACTGGATAGCCAGACGGTCACTGTA